ACCGGTATAGGTGTGGACAGTGGTGTGTGCAGCTGTGAGGCCAGATTCAGGATCAGAGTCTTCGATGATCAAGACCTCAACCTCCATTAGGTAGCTGCCTTCAATCGCGTTGACGCCCCAAGACCTACTGAGGTCATTGTTCGGAAAAACCAGTGATGCTTCCATGCCGTCACCGGTGCGGTTGACTGTGACACCAGAAAAACCAAACGGGACAAACTGATATTCATCGCCGCCGTGCGTCAGCTGTTTACCAATAAAAAAGTTTTGGAACCGGAAGTCAACGGTGTCCCTAGGCGTAATCCGCAGGACGTGGCCAAAAGCAAACTGCGTCACATCCCAATCCTCTTACGAGTGCTGCTGCTCATTTGCAGTCGCTTCAGTGTCTGCTGTTCGCCTTGTTTAGCACCCTGACTAGCAGCTTGCCTCATGCCAGTTTGGAACTGATCAGCCGTCACATAATCAACGCTATTGATACGTTCGACGGTGTAACGAACGTCGATTGGTGCGGCAACTGCAGCACCGCCACCGTCTTCGCTAGTGCCACCTGCGCCGCTTTCAGGAATAACAGAACCACCGCGAGCACCACGCGAGTAACGCGCCATGCTTTCACGCATCTTGCTTTCGGGAATAACGTATTCAGGCTCACCACCTTCGCCAACAAGAGCTGTGGTAGGACTGTTTATGTACCCGCCTGCAGCTTTAGGAACAATAGGGCCAGCAGCCGTAAATCCTGGATTTGAATAACTTGTAGCACTTGAAGTTACTGTAGTTTCACCACCACCCATGGTGACACCTAGCGCATTCATGATCGTGCCGTATAAGATCATTGCGATCTGCTGGGCAATGATCTGTGCAGCCATATCAAGGAAGTGCTCAGCAACAGACGCCATCATGTCCGCTAATGCTTCCTGTGCTGTCTTGCTGCCAGTAATCACGCCCTTGAAGGAGTTGGCAAACGCATTGCCGATTGCAGTTGCACCAGCAGCAACTTGATTTTCGAGCTTGATCAACTCTTCGAACTGTTGCTTCATCTGAAAGCCTGGATCAGCTTCGCGCTTTGCTTTCTCGTCGGCTTCGCGTTTCTTGCGCTCTTGGTCTGCAAGATCAGCGGCTTTTTGGTCAATAGCAAAAATTTTCTTCCTAAAATTAAATGTTGCCTCTTCTAATGCGTTTGCTTTCTTGTTGCCTTCTAAGTTGCCCTCTGCAATTTTTTGCTTCTCGACCATCAGCTCAAGGGTTGCAATCTCCCTTTCGTTGCCAAGTTCTTTTTCTTCGCGAAGCCGCCGATTTAGTTCGAGCAGCTTGTCTGACATGTCAACCTGCTCTTTTGTCTTTTTATCGAGCTTGCCTCCCGTGGGAACAACTGCATTTTGCGCAACTTGCTGCTGTTGTTGTTGCTGCTGTGCGCCCGCAGCGCCCTGCGCCACGCCTTGACCAAGGGCGACAGTCTCGCCAACAAAAGAAGTGACAGCAGCAACACCACCTTCCAAGAAACGTCGGATTGGCTCAGGTATTAAGTTGTAAGCACCTTTGATAAATCCGACAATACGCTCTAAGGCAGTTCTAAAGAAGCCTGTAACCGAATCGAGAGCGCCTTTGCCGGAGGTCACGATCAATTTGGCAAGGCCGCCAACAACCTGACCAATACGCACTCCAATGCCAATGACAAAATCACCTAGCTTTTTGACTCCGCCAAGGACAAATTGAAATCCTTGTTCTAACTCAAAAGCCGCATTCAATCCCTCGATGCCAAGCGCTTCAGCAATAGCGGTTCCTACCTCATTGACAGCAGCAAAGATTGCCCGGATAGGCGACAGCACATTGCTGATTGCTACCGCCAGAACTTCGACTGTGACAGCAGCAACCTTAAAAGTCTCCTTTAGGAGAATGCCAAGCTCAGACTGGTTACTGAATAAATTTTGAAAGGCTGTTGTCAGCCTCTTCAGCTGCCCATCAATCGTGTCAGACGCAGTAAAAGCCGCCTTAGCCGCTGCGCCTTGTGCGTTCTTTTGGTTCTCTAGCAGCTTATTGAATTTCTCTGTGTCGTTAAGAAGCGCAAGAATTGATGGGCCCGCCTCTGTGCCAAAAGCTTTGATGACTGTGCCAGCATCTGCCCCTGACTTCTTAATTTTTTCAAGCGTGCCAGCCAAGCCGTCAGTCTTGAGTGTCGAGGCGTTGATTTCTACGCCAAAAGCTTTGAACTCCTTGCCTACCTTCCCAGCGGCAACTTGCGCAAACGCCGTCTTGAGGGCCGTGAACGTGACCTCAGCACCTTGACCACCTGCAGTGATCTGAGCAACTGCTGCGTTTACCTCTTCTAACGGTACGCCTAAAGCAGCCGCAACCGGCGCAACCTTGGCAATGTTTGCCGCATACTCACCAATGACAATTTTGCCGTCATTTTGCGTTTGGATAAACCCGTCAACAAGCTTTGACGCTTTGCTTGCCTCAAGGCCATAAGCGTTTAAGACGGACGTTGTGGCATCGCCGACGGTGTTGATGTCGCTGAAGCCACCTGTTGCACCTTGGCTTGCAGCTTTCAAGATGTTGGCCGCATCAGCTGCATTAGTAAAACCTGCCGATGCAACGTCATAAGCAGCACTCGTTAGATCAACAACGCTGGCTTGACCTGACAACTCTCGACTGACGTCAGACAAGCGTGCCTTGAGTTCTTGGCTATTGACACCAAGAGATTTAACTTTCGCCTCGGCAAAGTCTTGTTGGCGCAAAACGCCAAACACTTGCCCCAAGCTTGCGGCAGCGGCGACAACTGCCGTAATCGGACCAAGCGCAGCGCCAAGCGCCGCACCTAATCCACGCGCACCAACAGAGGCAGCTTGCGCTCCACCCGCGAAAGCCTTAAACCCTGTGCCTGCCGCTCGGGTTGAACCACCAGCATTCTTTACCGCAACCTCAAGCCCACGCACCTTCTTAGTCAGGTGCGCAATTTTGGCGTTGGCGTCTAAGGTTTCAACCTTAAACCTGAGGACGGATTCAGCCACAAGCCACCTGGCGATAACTCAATGTTACCGCCGTCTCAGCCTTGCGCGATCTTTCTCTTTTTCCTCTCGCTCACCTTTTACTTGATAATACGCAGCAAAATGAATTAGCTCCGCATCCGTTAGTTCGTTGCGAAGCTTGCTGACCGTCATTCCTAGTTCGCAGGCCAGGAAAAACTCAAAGTAGAGCCAACTGTCCTGCGTCAGTCGTTTTTTGCTTCCTCCATGCTGGCGTCCTCACCAACGCCAAACAAGAACAGCTCTAGGTCATTTAGAACCGTTTCAGGCAGCTGGCGCTGAAGCTTGGGAGCATCGGCCGACGCAAAAGCTTTCGTGCCGTCTTCAAGCTCCGCCATCTGGCAAAGCATTTGGGTGCTGACGTCCAGCGCCTCTTCCGAGCCAGACAAGCTTTGTGCCTTTTTGCGATCAGCTCTGGTGATCGGCTTGAAGTAGAGGTTGACAATTACTTCGCCAGCCGCATTCTTCAACTCGAACTTGCGGCGCTGGTTGAGGTCAAAAGCCCCAACCAGCAAATCCACAGTGCGATTTTTAGCAGACATTCAATAGCTTGAACGAAACATTCAAACTATAGCCTTATCACTCAAGGTTGGAAGTAATCGTGCTGCTGGTGATGAAGTTGCAGCTGACAACTACCAATTCACCGACAGTTGAGGTAATTTCCATGCTGGTGATAATTCCGCCAAAAGCGACTGAATCAGTACCGGTTGAGCTTCCAGTTGTAAAAAGCTCAAACGAAGCATCAGCCGCATCGTTGACTTTCACTACGTCTTCAAGGAACCCAGCCTGGCCAGTTGCGTCAGGGTCGTAGACAAGCTCAACAGTTCCAGAACCACTAATCAGGCCACCAACAAACTGGCGAAACGTGTTGCCATGAACAGTGGTGTCGTAAGTGTCTTTGTCGATAGTCAGACTCCAGCTACGAGTACCGACAACAGTGGCAAGACTGCCTGAGCCCGTCTCAAATTCAACGGATCCTTGTTCGCCGCGAAGGGTGGCCATGGTCAGAGTTCCTCGATGGATTCAAAGGTCACACGGACCTGGGTTTGGAAATAGCCCTCGGGAGCTGGCGAAGCCAGTGCCTCTGGACCGATAGGAGCGTCGAAGTAAACCCCCGACACGATAACTCGATTATACAAATCCCGAATGCGTTTACCAATCACATAGTTGGCTCCAGGGCCTACGCCCTTGCCTGAAAAAATGTTGATCACCACCAAGCCAACAATGCGGTTTTGGGAGTTGGTCGTCAAACCTTGGCCTAGATATTCGCTAGCGCCAAAGCTTGTCAGACATTGCACCCATGAGCTGTTTGGCGTTGGCTCATACGCCATGTTGTGAAAAACAACAGGGATGACAGGACTGCCAGCCAGCTCAGTTGCAAGCCTGCCCTCGATGGTTGCCCTTATGGAATTGAGATCAGCAGCAGCCATACATCACCTGTTTGCAATCTTGTTGTACTCGCGCTGAGCCCATGACTCAAGCTCCTTAGCAATAAGGTCTGGGAAGCCAGGGACTGTGTTTTGCCGTGTCCTGTACTTACCCTTCCAAGACGGCGGGAGATTCGTGCCGTAGATCACAGGCTCTGCATACTCAAGATTGTTAATCACCTCACCTTCCTTAGGGTCAGACTGCCAAGCGTTGCGCAACGCTCCACCACCCTTGGGCTCTCCCTCGTAAACAACCCGAACAGGGGTTTTTTCTTTCAGGCGTTTTTCGGCTTCAAGCGTTGTAGCAGCCACCAAGATGCGGATGCTCTCGCGATAGTAATCGCCAATCTGATCAAGCGGGATTTCGCGTGCCATCGTTACGCCCTCAAGATCAACTCATGAATAATCGCGCTGTTGTCTTGCTCTGTCGTCTCTACACGAATGATCTGATGAACAACGCTGCTAATAACGACGCGATCCTTAGTCTCAGGTGCAGTGGCAAGGTCATCAGCCGCAACCGTTAGACGCTTGTCACCAGCCTGCACCAACTCATTAACCTCACGCAGGTTCACATCCTCAAGAATGCCCGGAACCGTTGTGTCGCTTTCTGTCTCCGCAACTGTGCCGTCTGAAGTGTCGTAGGCACCAGCCGTGATGTAACGCACTGTCACATCACCACCAAATTGCTTCAGCACATTGCTTGCAACCCTTGCCAGCGAATCAGCAAGTGCCATCAGAGGTTATAGGCCAAGCAAGCGCCGCTGGTCAGGGTGACGCTGGTGATGATCCCGCAGATGTAGGTGTCAGCGACAAAGGTTTCGCCAGCCAAGCTGTTGCCGGTCACGTTTTTCACAGTGATCGCACTAATCACCGTGTCCTCCTTGAAGTAAATCTTCTGGAATCGCCCGGTGTGCGCATTCGTGTCTGAGATGAACTCAAAGCCGCCTGAAAGGTCTCCGTACATGGTCAGCTCCGTTTAATAGCGATGTTGCCTGGTCCGCTAATTCTAAGACCTGTCAAGTACCTTTCAAACATCGGCGGGACGTGATCAGCACCGACAGCACCAGACTTGTCAGGGGTGACATCGAGGCTGCCAATTTTGACGTTCTTGAAGTCGTTCAAGCCGCTAAGGCTGATGCCGTCCGTGTTGTTCTTCAGGTAGACAGCAAGCTCAATTTGCGCTCGTTTGATCTGATCAGGGATCTCCTCGTCAGTGAAGTAGTCCTCAGAAATTCGGAAAGGAAAGCCAGTGGCGTACGTATTGACGTAGGTATCGGGCTTTCGCACCCCAGTACGCGGCCATTGCCTTGCTTGCGTATCGGTGGCGCGTGCGCCTAAAAATCTTTCACGGTCTAGACGTTCAGCCGCTGCTGTCAAAGCGCGGTTGCGTGAATCGTCAGTGCCGGTCGTCCACTTGCCCACATCAGTGGACTCAATCATTGCCTCGACGTAAGCGTCAGCTTGCGCCAGGGTCATG